CCGATCGTCACAACCACAAATGACAGTTTTGGCTTGGCTTTAACAAGTGCATCAGTCGGTCAAACAGTGACTGTTTTAATTCGTTAAAAGAAAGGATTTTTTTATGTATCAGATGACAAGCAGTCAGGCGCAAGTAATTGATCCGGTCCTGACTGAACACGCTAGAGGATATACCAACCAAGAATTAATCGGCAATATTTTGTTGCCATTCGTTGATATACCTAACAGATCGGCGAAAGTGATCCGCTTTGGTAAAGATGCATTTCGTCGCTACATGAACACACAGCGTTCACCGGGATCACAAACACGCCGGGTTCAATATGGCTATGAAAGCGATACCGTTTCACTTCATCAAGAAGCGCTGGAAGCACAAGTCCCATATGAACTGCAACAGAGTGCAAACAAAGTACCAGGTATTGATCTTGCTAAAGGCTCAATCCAATATGTTCAGGACATTCTTGCACTTAACCGTGAAGTAAGAATAGCAAAATTGGTACGCGATCCTGCTATTTATAATGCAGCGAATAAAACAACTTTGACCGGTAATGACAAATGGTCGGCTGCTGCATCAAAGCCAGAAGATGACATAAAAGAGGCACGTGAAGCCATTCGCCGAATGATCGGGCGTTATCCGAACGTATTGGTGTTGAGTGCGAATGCATTCAATGCGCTGAGTAGACATCCCGCTATCAAAGAGAATTTTAAATATACCTCTTCATCCAGTATCACGGAAGTCATGCTCGCCCAGTATTTGAATATTGAGAAGGTTGTGGTGGGTAAAGCTGTCGCGTTAGAGGAAAATGCGAATGACAGTGACCCAGCATCCGATGTTTGGGGCAATGATGCAATTATTGCCTATGTGCCCAATGGCAGCAGTTTTATGGTTCCGTCTTTTGGTTACACCTATCGGCTTTCTGGTTATCCGATTGTTGAATCCCCTTATGATGAACGTTCAACCAAATCGTGGGTTTACCCAGTAACAGAAGAATATCGGTCTTATGTTACTGGCGCAGAAGCCGGTTTCTTATTCCAGCAAGTTGCATAGGGTTCGATCATGGCCAAACAAAAGGATAAGGATGCCCGTCTGGATACAGATGTTGAGAATGCTGCTGACGACGAAATGACTGAGGCAATACCTGAGGAGGCTAACGAAATCATAGATGATGAAAGGAAAGACGACATCCAGCTTCCAGTTGCCACACAAGAGGACACAGGTAACAAAAGTATTTCAGGGAAAAAGGCGATTTATGAGGTTTTGTTACCTCTTAAATATGCCGGTCAACGGGTAGCAGTGGGCGAAAAACTAAAGCTCGATCTTCCTCAAGACGAAATAAAGTCTCTTGTTTCTTTAAACGCTATCAAGAGGTGCTAGGATAAATGGTTGCTGCACCCAAATATATGACGCCTGAAAACTTTGCCAAACGTTTGGGATCAACAGAATCTGATGGTCTGTTGGGGACTGGTGGTCGCGACAATCGCGTCCTTGATCTTAGTCGGGCAGCAACCGTTCTATTATCTGCTGATAATCTGATTGATGGTTATGTAAGAGCCCGCTACCCGCAAGATTTTTCAGTCATACCCGCGATACTGGAAGATATAGCATTTGACGTAGCGCGCTTTAAGCTTCGTGGCCAAGGTGGTCAATCGTCTTCAATGTCTGACGTTGTGCGACAACGATATGAAGACGCGATCGGCATATTAAAGGACATTTCAAACGGCAAGATAACTTTGGATGTGAACGGTGACGGCATTCAACCTGAACCAGGAACCCATGGTCAGACGGTAACAGGATTTATGCCGGAATCAAGGATGAAAAAAGCTTTAGGTGGTTACTTATGACCGAAAAAAAAGACATGCTGACGCGTCTTGAGAATGCAATTATTCAAACGCTGAAACAGATATTGCCGCAAGAAATCAATAGAATTGATGCGTTTGATGAGGCAGCCGAAGAATACGATTTTCCTCAGGGAGATGGTGCAGCGGTTTTCGTTCTTTATGCAGGTTCAAGCTATAGTCCAAATGATGATGATACATCGAGCGCCTATGCACCTCGTCGCACATTGCGTTGGCAGATTTTTGTACTGGTACGGTCTCTGAACAGCAAGAACAATGGTGCAATTGGCGCCAATCACGCCATCGAAGCCGTACGATTAGCTCTGCAAGGACAAAGTATTTTGGGAGCTACACCGTTTTTGATCCAATCAGACAAGCTCGATGCTCGCATAGATAACGGTTGGCGTTATGTGTTGGAATTTACCCATCATATACCGGCAATTTCAGAAATACGGTTTGATCCGGAAGCCGCGCCGGCTTTTGAATGAAAGAATAGAATATGATGAAGTTTCGCTATAACGGCTGCTTTCAAGCCCGCAAAATAGAAGACAAAGGTCAGATTGTTTTTGACGGAAATCTTGTACCGCAAAACATCTATAACCTGCCAGAAAACAACCCAGAAATTAGGGCCTTAGTAGCCAGTGGTTTTCTGGTCCCAATCGTCGAAGACACGAAAGAAGAGACACTTTTACCTGCCACTTCAAAAGTCAAAAAGGATACGAAATAATGTCTGTTAATTTTCATCATGGACCAGAAATTATTGAAAGACGCGAAGGTGCTGGCATTATTCGTGACGTTAAATCTGCTGTAACGTTTATTGTCGGTACAGCACCTATTCACGACATTTACGATACACCAGAAAAGCGTAAACCTTTCATCAATAAACGCATTGTCATTCGTTCGATTAAAGATGCTGTTGCAATATTGGGACCTCAAAAGGCTGGTTACACGTTACCGGAAGCTATAAGCGCGATTTTCAATAAGGTTCAGGACGGACAAGGTGGTGGCACCATTATTGCCGTCAATGTTTTTGATCCAGATAAACACAAAGATGCCAATGGACAGCCTGATCCAACATTGGTCACAACCAGCGAAATTATAGGTAGTTATGATGAGGCTGGTCAACCGAGCGGTTTCCAATTGGTCTATGGCACGTTTAATGAACTAGGCTTTTTCCCGAAAATTCTGCTTGCACCACGATATTCAACACATATTGGTGTCAGGGCAGCAATGAATGTTATTTCCAATAAAATTCATGCGATCGATATTTCAGATTTACCGGCAGGTTTTACCATACAGCAGGCAGTCGCTGCCCGGGGTGTTGGTGGGGAATATAATACTTCCAGTGACAGATCAATTCTTACCTATCCGCAAGTGAAAGCTTACGATCCGGTGGTTGATGATGTGGTCAATCAGCCTTTCAGTCAGCATTTTGCCGGTGTGATTGTTGCAACAGATCTTGCACAGGGTTTCCACTATTCGCCATCAAATAAGATAATGACGGATGTTGTAGGAATGGAACGTGACATTTCTTATCATCCAGGTGAGCTATCCTCTGATACAAATGCTTTAAACGAAGTTGGCATTGTTACAGTGATGAATATGTATGGCCGTGGTTTTCGTGCATATGGAAATAGATCGGCTGCATTTCCATCGGATATTACGCAGCGCAGTTTTATACAAACACGGCGGACGATCGATCTCATTCATGAATCGGCACTTTATTATCTGCAAGAGCGCATTGATAGCCTTGCAACAAGCTTGGGAATTGAACAGGTAGAAGAAGACGTAAACACATTCCTAAGGCAGAAGGAAGGTGAAGGCGTTCTTTATGGCGGACGATTCAACTTCGATCGATCAAGAACAACAGCGCGAAATGTAGCGGATGGACACTTCTATTACACGTTGAAACTGGCACCAGTAGCACCAATGGAGTGGCTAACAGTTGAAAGCTATCTCGACATAAATCTGATCAATAATGCGCTTGGTTTGGCTGCGTAAAGGAGTTCGAAGATGAAATCTATCCAACTTGGACATATCACCAACGGTTATCTTTATTTAGATGATAACCGCCTTACAGGTCGCGTCAAAGAGTTTAAACTAGGCGAAATCAGCTACAAGATGGTTAGCCATGAAACGCTGGGACAAATTGGTGTTCTAGACCTGCCAAGTCGTGCCGTTGATGGCTTGAAGGCAACGATTGATTTGCAATATCCAGATCTGGAACTCGATGCTCGATTGAAAAATCCAACTAAGGCTTGCACGTTCACGCTGCATTCATATTTGGATATCTTCGAGACGAAAGGCTTAGATGACGACAAATCCGGACGACTGGTTAGTGTCGTCACAACGTTGCCATCAAAAAAGGGCGAGACAACGTTTAAACTAGGTGAAGCAGCTACAACGAATTACGATCTTTCGATCATAGGGTTGGTGCAAAAATTCAGTGATTCAAGCACTCCAATTTTTGAATATGATCTGTTTTCAGGCATTCATCGCATTAACGGCAAAGATGTTTGGCCGCAATAACACTCGTTAGTTTACGGGCTGTTTTTTCTCAATATGTGACTGGGTTGTTACCGTTCGTAAGCTTCAACCATCCAGTCATTTCAACCAGTTCAGCAGAATTTCATCGATAACGAAAGTGAGAATTAAAATGAATGACGATAAGGTCAATGAAGAAAGCAACAAAACAAACATCAAAAGCAAACCGGAATTCGCGACACGCGATGTGATTTTACAACGATCAAAAATAAAAGTCACAATTCCAGAAGATTGGCATATCAGTGACACGCAAGCGGCTCAAAGGTTGGCAGCGGGAAAGGCTGGTATGATGCAGCTGACACTTATTCAACGTGTTTGTTTGTTTAACGGTGAACATTGGACCATTGGGCAAATAGAAGATGCGATTAATGGCCGTGATTACCTGCAATTGATGGGCGAATTTTTTGGCGACGAAGATGAGGACGAGGCGGGAAACGCTTAATCCCAGCTGCACAAGATATTGAATGGCTGGTGGTGCGTGGCTGGGATTTCAATACGTTGATGGCCATGTCAGTTCAAGAATTTTTCTATTGGTTAAATATTGCGATTGAAGCTGCCAAACAAGAGCAAGCGGCGTTAGAGGCAGCTTCATCCAAGAGATAAGGGAGAATAAAAGCTGTGAAATTTTCTCTTATTCTTGAAGCTGTCGATAAAGCTACAAAAACCATTTCGTCGATAGCAAAAGCAGAAAAATCACTTAACGCTGATACTGTTCGGGGTGCTGAAAAATCAGCAAGAGCGCATGAAAAAAATACTCAAGCCTTGAACAAAAATGTTGCAGCGGCAGAAAAAGCCGCCGCTGCTACACAAAAAGTAACGAAGGCAGAAAAAGAATATAACAACGCTGCACAAAAAATGACGCGTTTGTCAGAAACGCGCATAAAAGGTTGGCGGAATGAAGCAAATGCTGTTGAGCGTTTAAACAAGGTTCTTGAGCGCTGGATAAGTTTACAAGCAAAAAAAGGCGGACGCGCTGGCTATCAGCTAGGAACTGGTCTTTCTAATATTGGTAATGGTGCCAAAGGTATTGGCAAATATGGTGCTTTGGTCGGTGCTGGTGCTCTTGCGGTTGGATCATTAGGGTTTGCTGCCGGAATGAGTGGCACAAAACAGGCTAGAGATTATCAAGCTCTAGTTTTACAAATGCGCGCCGTCACAAAATCAGCGGACGAAGCAAAACAGGCAATGAGCTGGATTGAAAGTGCTCAGATGCCGCCATATGGTCTTGATGATCTTACAAAGAGTTACATTCAATTAAAAAACATCGGTATCGATCCGACAAAAGGAGCTTTGGCAAATATTGCCGATGCTGCTGTTGGATCTGGAAAAAGCATTGAACAAGCTACAAACGCTTATATCGGCGCCGTAAAAGGCAACCTTGACGGTTTAAAAGCGCTTGGCATCACCGCCAAGAAAAATGGAAAATACGTTGATTATATGTTTGCCGGAAAAGATGGACGGTTGAAAAGATATAGAGCATTATCTGGTAACCGAATGTCGAATGCTCATGCCGTAGATAAAATTACCTCATCTCGTTTCGGTGGTGCGAGTGCCGCTTACGGTAAGACATGGGATGGTATGATCTGGAAAATGAGCGATACCTGGGAACGCGTAAAGCTCAAAATAATGAACAGCGGATTATTCGATTTTCTTTCACAAAAACTCGACATGTTCGTCACAAAGATCGATCAATGGGCGAAAGATGGCACTCTCGATACTTGGTGCACAAACTTATCAAAAAATTTGATATTGGTTATGACAATTGCCTGGGATGTTGCCACTAAACTTTACAGAGCAGGTGAAGCAATATTTGGGTTTCTTGATAGTATTTCCGTTTATGTCGGTGGATGGGAAAATCTAACGATGATTTTGTTAGCCCTACCGGTTGTGCCGTCACTCATGCGTATGGCCATGGGTTTTATTCAGGTTGGTCAAGGTATTGCAACATTCATTGGTATTGGTGGTAGAGCGATTGGATTATTTGCGCAGCTAAATGGTTTTTCAAAAATTGGAGCGGTTTTGCGCCTTTTATTAACACCGATTGGGCTAGTTACCAAAAGCTTCATAACTATGGGTATTGCATTTATGAGCTCACCAATCGGCTGGGTTGTTGCTGGTATTGTTGCGATAGCCGCTGGAGCATATTTGATTTATCAGAATTGGGATAAACTCGGTCCATTCTTTAAGAATGTCTGGGAAAAGACCAAGCAGATCTTTGCGGATTTCTGGAATTATGTGAAAAGCTTATTCACATGGGATAATGTTTTTACGGTTGTAAATTGGTTTAGCTATTTGATCCCAATACGTTGGGTCGAATTTATACCAGGCTTTCCGGGTTGGGATAACATTCTTTCCTTGTTAACATGGGATAATTTTCTGACAGTTTTAAACTGGTTAAGTTATCTTAATCCAATACGTTGGATAGAATTCGTACCGGGCTTTCCCGGTTGGAATAAAGTTATAAAATTTCTTTCTTGGCGCAACTTTATCAAAGTATTGAAGTGGCTTAGCTACCTAAATCCATTACGTTGGATCAAATTTATTCCTGGCTTTCCTGGTTGGAACACAGTTATTTCGTGGTTGTCATGGGATAATTTCTTAGCGGCCTTAGAATGGGTTAAATTTATCAGTAAATGGCTATGGGATACTGCAATTAGCAAGTTCAGTTGGCCGGATTGGTTGACCCCTCTTGAGTGGTTGAAATTTATACCGGATTTTCCGGATTGGAAGACCA